ACAATATTCCATGGGTCGAGAAATACCGCCCAAAACGTTTCGAAGAAATCGTATTGGACCCCATAAATCGCACTATATTCACAAACATTATCAAGAAAAAGTATTTTCCGAATCTCCTTTTTTACGGTCCGCCAGGCACAGGAAAAACAACCACTATTATCAATCTTATAAACGAATACCAACAGACATATTATACTATCAATAACGCCACAATCATTCACCTGAATGCATCAGATGAACGCGGTATCGACATCATACGTAATCAAATATATCAATTTGTGAAAACGCGCAACATGTTTGAAAAAGGGCTCAAATTCGTCATATTGGACGAGGTCGATTACATGACGAAAAACGCGCAACAAGCCCTCAAATATTTGCTGCAATCTGTCGATTGTAAAAACGTGCGTTTTTGCCTCATTTGCAATTACATCACGAAAATAGACGAATCCCTGAAAAACGAATTTATAGGCATAAAATTCAACCAATTGCCAAAACAAGAAATCCACGATTTCATCCGAAATGTCGTGAATTCAGAGAACATTGAAATGTCGGACGATGTCATTGAAACCATCCATACCAGGTTCAAAAGCGATATTCGCAGTATGGTGAATTTCATTCAATTGAACCAGCATATCATGAATTGGAATGAAAACATAATCACAGACGAAGTATCTAAAAATATTCACGCGCTCTTGATTGCGCGACAACCTATTACCATTTTTTTCCAAGAAACCAGCGAAAAATACAATATAGACAAAATCGTCATTTTGAAAATGTATTTCAACTATCTGATAACAAAAGAACCGGATTATATCTCGTCGCATGTATTGAACGTCATGGAAAACGTATTGCATTTGAATAACGCAAATATCGAAACGATTTTGAAATATGTTGCTGCAAATATGTATACCGACACCGATACCAAAAAATTCAACATAAAAAATTGAAATAACAATATAAAGAATTATTGGTCTTTATATTGCAAAACAATGTCTATTGATGATGAATGGAACACTTACTTAAAGAAGATTGCGAATGAAGAAGCCGGTATATTAGTGCCTGTAGAACGTGATTTGGCAAAAGAATCAAATGATTGTGTTGGTATTAAACCCGAGAGACCTGTTTGTGATCCGCTTTATATATCGACGCAAACAAAGGTTCTCTTTTTGAACCAGCCAATTGATACGAATCATGTATTTTGGAAAATACCAGTCACGGAATATTGGAAACCCGAGGAATGTGTAATCAAAAAACAGATGAAAATTGTGTCAAAAAGCAAGGAAGAGTTTGAACAGTACCAACAGAAATTGATTGGTGTGCCGTATTATATTGAGAATATCATCAATCAGATTGATAATCCGACTGCCATACGCATAAAATTCAAGGACGAGCGTAAAATTACGATTGGTGTTTCCAAAAAAGACATTATGAATTGTAGAGGCAAAGTCAAACATGCGTTTTACAATTGTTTCGCGGTTATTTTCCGGTTTAAAAACGTCGATGTATTCGACGCATTTCGCGAAATTCATGTGAAAATATTCAATACAGGGAAATTGGAAATTCCGGGCATATTGAATGCGCAAATCTTGACAAAAGTAAAGGAAATGATTCTGCAATATATCGGGCCATATACTCCGGAACCATTAGCATTCAAAGAATCTAGTACACATAATCAGAACGTTCTCATTAATTCTAATTTCAGTTGTGGGTACTTTATAAATCGCGAGAAATTGTATGCGATTTTGAAATCGCAATATGCGATTGAAACCGCGTTTGACCCATGTAGTTATCCCGGAGTAAAATGCAAGTTTTATTTCAATCATGATCACGGATTTGACATGGAATTACAGAAAGGACATATACAACAATCGGACAAGGGAATGAAAATGAGCGAGATTGGTATCAATCAAAAATACACAGAGATTTCATTCATGATTTTTCGCACAGGCAGTTGTCTAATTGTCGGTAATTGTGACGAAGATGTCTTGAAATTTGTATACGAATTTATTAAACAAATATTATATGACCAGTACGAGACAATTTGTGTATGGAACGAAGTTGCGAATGAAAAAATAAAAAAAACGAAAATAAGAAAGAGAACTATTTATTTGACTATTTGATAAAAAATCAATATAAAGTATTCTTCAAGACTTAAGTATATTGTAATGTCTGACGCACAAACCACAGTTGTTTCTACACCGAATACAGGTGGCGGTAATTACCGGCTACCTGAATCATCTACTCTTTTACAGTGTGCAAAACTGGCTATTGTCGAGGATAAGCCTATAATGTTGGATTATTGGGTGAATTCGATTGAAAAAAAAGCGATTATTGGTGTCAGAGAAAACAAGGAGAAGCTTCTTGTGAAATCCGAGGACGAATATACGAGTCCTATCAACAAGATTTTCATTTATTTAGTAGATGTAGAGATTCCTACAAAACGCATTGCATCTTAATCGACGTGTGAATTATCATGAATAACTTGGGGGAGGAGGAGGAGGTCGTTCAATGATATAACTATATGTGAGAAAACAACATATCATTATATATAGGATTCTGTCGTCTTCGGGAGGTTTTTGCGGATTTACATAATAATTGCGTTTTTGAACCATTGTAAATTTTTGCAAATCGAACGGTCTTGAATAATATTTAATGACTTTTTCATTTTGTGAATATTTTGGTTTCTCTGGATCAATATCCATTTTCAATTTATGTTCAAACTTATTTCCATTTTTACCAACAACAGATAATAATTGTTTATTTTTGTTGGCAGTGTATCTAATATTTGAATTGTACATTTTGGTAAATCTAGAGAACATGATTGATTTTATAATAATAAATCATGTATTTTTATAATCAATTTTTTTCAAATTGCTGTGGTGTGCGCAATTATTGGAAAAAATCGATGAAATATTCCGTCGATTTTTGCAAAAAGAAAAATACTGACGCAAACAACGATGATTTCAAGATGAGTCCCAACAGATTGAAATTACCGTCTTGTTTATAAATGGACAAAAAAGAGAACCTTTTGAAAACGATTGTATTTATTATCGGTAATTGAAATAAAAAATAAAGAAATGCCAAAATAATTGGCTGATACATTTGATCTATCCATTGATTTATATTGGCCTCTTTCTTCTTTTCCTCTTCATATTCGCGAATTTTGGCTTTTGTCACTTGTTCATGTCTTTCAACATAATCAGCTGTCAATTTGGGCTTTGGAATATAATTCGGTTGCACTTGTTCATCGTGTGTAAAATCGGTGATGTCCATTGGTATATCTCGTGCAGGTAATCGAAATTCGGGTTGTGATTGTATTTTTTCTTTTTCATAAGATTGTTGTGGCGGCGGTGGCGGAACACCTTGTTCTATTGATACACCATATGGATTTGGATGAGGATTCAATGGAATATATATATTCGAGTCATTGAATCCTTGTTGCGACTGTGACTGTGACTGTGACTGTGTTTGTGTTTGATTCATAAATGGAAGAGAACTATCAGATCCATTCATAGGTAAATCCGAAATACGTGTCATTGATATATTTTCGTTTGTATTCATACAAATATAAATATATACATACAAATGGAATGTGTATATTTGACGCAAAAAATATTTTGATAAATACCTACACTTATCAATTAATTCAAAGTATAATAAAAATACTTGGTTAAAATATCCCAAAAATTTTGAAATGCACTAAATAATGGAGAAAGGGTAGGGGCTGATGGGGCTGATGTTATATTTGGTTGTGCTACAAAATTTGATGGCGTTGTGGGCAAGGTCGTTATGGAAGGTTCGAGTCCTTCAATCGATTTTTTATTTGAAAACTCGAGTATCTGTTTATTGGAATCGCAATTACTAGATACAGTATTATATTTATAACAACTATCGCCGAATTGATATGTTTTTCCATTAATGTCATTGAAGCTAGGGCCTTTGAAATTGAGACAATCTTTTCCATTACAAGCGCTCCTAAAAAGAACGGCCAATCCTAAACCCAACATGATTGATATGAAAGTAATTCCAACTTTTGTATTCAATAGACGTTTGAAATTCATTATATAGTTATACCATATTTTTTATACATCGAATTACATTTTACAAACAACTAATGTTGAAAAGTTCAGTATTTTTTTTATAATTGGATCCTTGTGCAGTTTCTTCGATTTTGAAAATTGGACAAACGATTACTTTGTCTTTATCATGTTTATTTATTCGATTTGACCATTCCGTTTCTGCATACATTCCTTTGTCTTCTATATGACGATTAAAAATGTCTGACGTATAATTAATATGAGAACCTACTATTTCACATCTATTTCCATCATTCTGTCTCAATGCTATATAATTATCTAGTGATTGATTCTTAATAAATTCTTCAAAATCTGGTACATAATATCTTCCAGTAATTTTTACTAAAAAATTAGAATTTTTTATGAGTTGCGAATTTTTTATTGCATAATCAATTGCATAAAACTCATGTGCACCTTTATCATGATATTCTTCTAAATATTTTGAATCTTCTTGATCATGTTCATTGAAACTAATTACTTCAAATCTATTGTTATATTTCATTTTTTCAATGTTCAATTCTGGATAAGTATACCCGGAATTTTCAACAACTACAATATTCAAATTCGTTTTTTCTAACCATTGATTTATAGCTTTCAAATAATAATCTTTTCTTTCAACATCACTTCTTTGTGCAATATTGTGATAATCTATATGTTTGTTTATATTAATAGTAGTAGTTAATAAAATAGTAATATTATCGTTCATCAAACCTTCTTTGTATTCTCGTAAAAAAATACAATAAAATAAAATTATTATTAAAAATATAATTAAAATGCAATATTTCATATATATATATATATTATATATATGTAACTTGATATATTTTTATTAAATATGTGTTACTTCACTTTCAAACTCATTTCTCAATTGATTTACAATAGCAGGATGCATTATAAATACTTTTAAATTGTCAATATCTGTATATTTCAAATCAATATTATTATCAATAGTTTTCATACAGTCTATTATATGCGAAATATTTTTATTTTTTATTAAATAACCATGAGTTCCATATACAACTGATTTTTTATATATATGTTTATCTACTTTATCACCATAACTATGCAATATATTTCCCAAAAATAAAACATCAAAATCGAGTGAATCGATTACATCCATATTTTCATTCAATTGATCCATAAAATAATCTGCAATATCAAAATCGTCTTCAAATATTATACTGTATTTAGCGTCCGTATTTTTTTCTTTTATTAAATCCAATATTTTTAAATGACTCATATAACATCCAATTTGTCTTTTTCTTTTAATAGATCCATCATATCCATACCATTCTGCAACAACTCCATGTCTTACAAGTTGTGGAATATTCAGTTCATCTCCAAATACAGCATTTATTTTCTGAATTTCATATGGAATTTTTTTTTGTTGTTTATCTATATTTATGAGTTTGTTTTCTTTTCCAAGTGTAATTACATAACAATCAATATTTTCTCTAGATTCAAAATGTTCTAAAGAAGAAATAATACTTTCTAAATTTTTCTTTTCTAATACAGAATTTGTTCTATCTGTTTCTAATTTTTCTAATCGTGTAATAATACTCTGAAATACTTTATCATTTACCAAAGACATA